ACCATCGTACCGTTATTTATCTTCAACCATAAACATTATACTTAATTACTACAGAATGCTTGACATAACCAATTTTACATGTATAATTATAGCTCGGTACATTAAGTTGTACTGCTCGCGGCGAGGTTAAGCTGATAGAGTATAAATGCTCAGGCACATATCTCCCTTTATAAATTACTTGACATTGCCAAAATTACGTGTATACTTATGAAACTGTTAGTAAATACAGTTTTAATCCACATTTTAATAGTAGGAACATAATATGTTTAAGCTTAATAAGGAATTTGATAACATTTGGGAAAAAGCAGAGAATAGTAATTCTGCATACAAAAAGCCCAGATTTCTTAAAATCTTTCAACAATCCAAGCGGTTCGTGACAGTCGGTATTTATGATAGCCAGACTTTCCGTTACGAGCTATTCGATAGCATCAATTTTGCCGGAAACTTCCGGTATAACAAAAATCGTCGGCCACCTGAGTTCGATCGAATGGAAGATCTAATTAAAGGAAAATAATGTTTAATAGTAATATCAACATGGGAACAAATACGTTTAGCTCATACGGGGCAGGTATCACCGCCGTGACATCAAATGCTTCACTCACGGGCAAACTTACAGCGTATACTCAAGGTATTACTACCACTAAACCGTTAGATATTAACGATATAGTTTACGATCTAAAGAAGCAGATTGCCTACCTTCACAGTCGAGTCGAAATTCTCGAAGCGGCCGTGAAGGAGGAAACTGCTGAAAAATATCAAGCTTATAAAAGAATAGCTGAGTTAACTAAAGACTAAACCGTGTGACAACAATCACAAGAGCACAAATACTCACTTCGTGCATCTCTTAAATCTCTGGCCTGCTGGGCAAACGATACCCTCGTGTCGTATGTAGGAACTGCCACGCCGTCAGGTGTAGAAAATAATTCACCCTCGTATTGTCTACGTTGAACGTAATCGTCTCTTGTTGTAACTATATTGCCTGCACCATATGATCCTTGTGTGAATTCCATCATCGAGTTTGGCACCGCAGCATAATTTCCGTTATTTAAAACAGCTAAGGTTTTACTCTTAGAAAAATTATCTATTCCGATATGATTGGCTAAACTCACTAGTGCCCCGAACTGGTTGTCGCTTATAGGAACTCCTATTAAGTTTCTAATTATATTAGCAGTAGTACCAAGATTTGCGCCCAGTAATAATTGATGCGATATTGAACCTAACCCTTTACTAAAATCTATAATTTTTCTACCGTTAGCATCGACAAAAATACTGCTCGCACCGTCTACGATGCTAGTGATTCCGTTTTGCTTTAATGCTGCAATAAAATCTTTTGGTGAATTAACTGTCTGCTTTATTCTGTTTATACGATTCTTCATGCTCTGTAATTCACCACGTTGAAGATCGGATATAGCGCCTGCTGCGTCAACGCCTATTGATCCTAATCTTGCTGTGAGTTCACTTATTGTGCCGCTTATACCTAGTCGAATTAATCCGCCAGGCGATATCGTCGGTATGCGGATGGTAGGAATACTCGCACCTAATCCTGCTGATATTTTCGTAAGGGCAAATGTGCCCAAAAATTGTTTTGTTTTTGCTGGACTAAAATTATTAGAAACCGCTAGTGGTATTCCAAATTTTGCTGCGCCATCTGCGCCGTAGCCTGTTCCGTCTTGAAACCCTGCAGGGGTATTTGCTGGTGATGGTATAGGTATTCCATTTATACTTAACAATCCATTACTGCCTGCAGGTAAATTTTTAATTAACGATTCATTAGGAATAATATTTGCTGGATTTTCCGTAGCTGGGTTGGGTACCGCATGACCTTCATATGGTTCAGCAGTCACTAAATTCTTAACTATCGTTGATACTAATGGCGTCTGACCAGTTCGTTTGCCTCCGGTAGTTAATGGTGATTCTAATAATTTATTATAGCCTGGTGCTAATGCCCCTTGGTCTTGTTGGTTGACTGATACTATTTTCGTAGAGGGTGTCGCCGCTTTTGCTGCTTTTGGGTCGGCGCCGCCGCTGTTTACTCGAACCTTGCCGCCTGTCTTAAACACATTATCCTCGCCTGTCTGGGAGATTATATTTTGTGACGTTGAATAACTAATATTTTTATTAGCTGACGTATTGATTGCTTTTTGTGATTTAGTATTAATATCACTGCCAGCGGTTACGTTAAATTCACCGGCCGCATTTAGATTTGTGTGGCCACCGTATGTAGTTAATGAGAAATCAGTGCTAGCAAGAAGATTCATATTTGACGCTGATTCTAAATTAATTGTGCCGCCAGTTCCTTTTGGTGCCTGTCCTAAAACACCAGCACCTTTATATGCACCAGCAACATTGTCGCCTGCAGCTTTGATATTAACAGATTGGCCGGCCTCGATATTTACATCGTAATCTGCTCTTATATTAAAATCGCCCTTAGCTCGCATATTAATACTGCCTTCAGCGTAAAGCATTATGTCGCCAACCTGGTTTAATTCCATCCAAGCCTTACCGTCTTTATTGATCATATAAATGATACCAGTTGTGTCATCTAACAATAATTGGTTGCCTTGGGCTGTTCGTATTCTTATATTTCTACTCGCTAAATTATCATCTAACGTAATAGAATGACCGCCTAGTCTATAATTATAATTTTCTGGATCTCTTGGTCCTGGTGTTAATAATCCAAAAACTTCGCTTGGTGATTCTCTACGTGCTGAACTGGTTCCTGCGCCACGGATTGGGTCATCAACTAATCCTTGCTTAACAATAGATTCAGCTAACGTGTGTTGGATAGGTCTAAACGTATCATTGTGGTTAATATCTGCGGTTCGTTTATTCTTTTCTAATGTAGGTAATTTTTTGTCTGGTGACTGGTAGGTTTTACCACCAGCATTTCCAGGTAGCATATTGTTAAGTTTATCTGGAAAGACGCAGCTAATAATGTATGGGTATTTTGTGTTACCGTCAGCAAATGTTACTAGAACTAAATTACCTGGATCTGGCACTACGCCCCAAAATCCATATGAGCTCATAGTTTGAGACGGATCTTGAATGTCTGTTCCTACTTCTCTAGGATCAGTGCTGCCACCAAAAGGTGTGCTCCACATTGCTTCGACTAAGTTTGCTGGGTTGGATTTATCTTTTCCTAATGACGGAATAAAAATTGTAATCCTGCCTGACCTACTAACGTCAACTGTAGATATAATTTCAGCCAAGAATATACCGAAAATAGATCCTTTTATTTTCTGGTTTTTTTCTGTAGGATTATTCCTACTTACTCTAGTTCTATCATTCATTAAACATTTTCCAATCTAACCATCAAACGTTCTGCCCTCGCAGTTACTTGCCTATACCAATTAGAATCTCGTCCTTCTTTAGCTGCTTCCTTCCAGAAGCCTTTATGTATAGCAGCATTCATATTTTTAAATTTACTTAATCGTGGACGCCCTAAATTAAACATCATGTTAACTAATATTTCTTGAACTTCTCCGGGGAAATCATCAAAATCATCAGTATATAATTTATAACATTCCGATACTGCTTTTGACAAATCTTTTTCAAATAATACCATCGCTCGCTTTTCTTGGATTACTGTGCCTATCGGACGACTATATTCTTCGTCCTCTTTTAATATAAGGTGGCCGACACCCACTGTTAAAAATCCTAAATGGTCTTTATAAATTTCGTATTTGATTCCTTCGTCTAATTTTAATTGTTCGTAGATTCTGTTCTTATTCATTATTGATCCTTATTAATTATTTGGTAAAAAATCGCCGCCATATGGTTTGCGGCCTTGCTTCCCGTTGGCTTCCCATTCAGCTAGGGCCTTATCAAATGCTGCATCATCAATATTTGGTTTTATATTTGCTTGATTCTTATTAATTTCTACATCTTTTGGACCAACCGCGTTTGTTGTATTAGTTTGAATTACATCTGCTTGGTATCCTGTTTCTTTTATAAGATGTAAATCTTGACTAAACAACCCGCCGCTGAATTTATTAGCCACTGTTACTACTCTGTAAATGCCACTAATAAAATACGCAGTTCCTGATCGCGACCAGTAGCCAGTGTTAGCGTCCTCATCTAAGGTATTTAAATCAAATCGTCTTGGGGCTTGCATATCAAAATATACAAATGTATCATCTCCTAAAAGTGTCAAGGATTTTTCTGTCGATTTTTTTAAATAATTACCACCTGTTTCACTTAATAAATCTTTGCCGTTAGACACAGGAGAGCCTAAATACCACGGGTCTCCTCTAATCTGCATATCTAATGATATAAGGAAACTTGTAGCGGCATGTTGTTGTGACAAATAACTAAACAGTGTATTTCTTGGCGTTCCGTCGTGGCTGGCATCTTCTGTAATCGAAGGAGAAAACATCGACCGGATTGCTGGTTTTGGCGACATCGACGATCTACTTACATCATTAGATAACGATTGTTGGGCACTTGCTAATGCAGATTCCGAATCTAACCTAGCTGCAATGTCGGTAGTTTTCAATAAGTCTACTGAATAATTATATTGGGTCCCGTCACTATTAGATAAATTATCGCTTGATGTGATCCTAGAAGAGGCTTCTGCATTTGCTATAATTGATTCGGCTTGTTTTTTATCTGCTAATGCTCGGGCAAATGCTTGCGCTTCAACTCCGGTTCGATTTCCCAATATTGCATTAAGTGTTTCCCTACTTTGCCCACCAGCAAAAACTAATCTCTCTAATTCTCCTTCTGATGCTGAAGCTATACCACTTTTTAACTGTTCTTGTGTTGCGCCGGACTTGGCTAGGGTTGATAATACTTCCCCTGTCAAATCAGCATTGGGAGTTGCGGTGTTGCTTATAGTAGATGCCAGTACAGTGCTAGCATCTCCAGTTGCGCCGCCAGATGGCGCTAATAAAATCGTCATGCCTGCTTTATATGAAATATCGCAATTAATTATTTGATCATTCCTACCCGTAAACAAATAATGGTATGCTTTTAATATATTTAGTTTGTCTATTCGATTTGTTGCCTGTGTTGCTGTCAGATCACTTGTATCGGATGTATCTTGAATAACCGTGCTGCCTGCCCCATATATAATTGGTTTATATGTTATTTTCCTTGCATAGGCATTTCGTAGGTTATCATAACGTAAAAGCTCGACGTGGACATGCAAACGATACCAACTAACAAATGCCTGTTCTTTATCAACTTCAAGGTCACTAGGGTCCTTAGGTTTTATCTTTCTTGTAATCCTGCTATAAAATTCATCGTTCATAGATAAAATAGTTTCTAAATATCGAGCTAGTGTTATTCCTTCCCTTGCTGCAATTCCATTGTTGATGACTACTATGTCAAGCGGTCCTTCGTTTTTTTCCATTAGCGCAAGTGCGTCCCAAATAGATTTTTCTGCATTATCAGGAGAAAAATCGGGATTCATCACACGGTTAACATCGTCTGCCCTACTGATAGTAGTTGAGAGTGATAAATCTGATAGTCCGTACCTTTCATTTGTTTCTTTTTTTATTCCGCTTAAATCAAATTCTATTATGTCAGAATACTGGTATGCAGTATTTGTTTCTGCCGCGTTTAAATTTAATGAAGTTACTAAACTTGTTATATGATCATCTATTGTACTACCACCAGATTGCATCATTTTAGGCATGCGATAATTTTCGTCAGCATAACCTGTATACGACAATGGCACACATGCAAATGCGTATGTGGAGCCTTCTGCGTTAATTGTCAAATCAACTGATTTAATTATTATTTTATATATAAATGGTCCGGAAATAGTTGCGGGTTTGCCGGCAGCATCTGCATCATCTACATCATGAGTATATCCTTTAAATACTATTTCTAAAAACATAGGGACATCATTTGATACTGTTGGCAGCCCTAGTGCTGCTTTAGTTGCTACTATTTGGTCTAAAAAATCTGCTGCACCAGGCTGAATAATATCAAAATTAACCATATTTACTGCTATAGAATTTCCTGGCCCTGTTGCTGATAATATCTCGATATTGTCAATCTGTGTTCCAGTTACACCTGTTTGCGCTAAGACGTAAGTTTGATTTGGTGTGGTTGTTAGAAAACTCGATTTGAATCCGCCTTTACTTGCATTGCTAGAATAAGTAGTTTCTGACGAGGTCGTCCTAGCATCAGATGATGCTATCTCGCTACCAGGGGGTGGCGGTGCCTCATCTGGAATCATATACAGTCGAGCATTATATGTATAATTGTCAAATTTATCTAATACATTTCCGTAAACCAAAGGCTTATTCGGTAATGAGTATTCTTCGTATACTGGAGGTGTAGTGTCTGTCATTATCCTCTAAATCCTTCTATTATAGTTTTCGGAGGTAAGTAAATTTGTATACCATGTCTAAAATCCCTAATAGGGTCTTGTATAATGTCCACGTTCCTTAATGCAAATAACCACCATAGCCTTGTTGTGCCGTATAATTCAAATGCTAATAAATCTGGACGTTGGTCGAATCTTGGTTCGATTTGATATAACTTATCTGCAATAGATGCTGATATTTTAGGAAGATTATTTATATCAAGAAATCCTTGATAAACCCCTGCCCCTTTTAAAAAACTTGTGCTATCATGAAATTCAGCCATTATAGATACCCGCCTTTATAACTCTTACCTGTTGTAAAATCACCCAAATCAAATCGTGTTCTAATTTTATGTGGTGCATGACTTGGTTGCAGTGTTAATGCAATCTGCATGGATGTAGGAACAAATGTGGTTTCTTTTGTGTGGACTCGAGTAATAACTGGAACATAATCAACATCTGGTGAGAGCATAAAGTTATAATCAGTAATAACAACAGGCACTTTTTGGAAGCCGTGGTTTCCTAAATATTCAAAAAGTAAAACTGGTGGCGGTGTGCCGTATAATCCGTTTTTTACAGAAGCGTCTCCCCCAAATGATTTCGTTGCTACTTTTAAAAAATGCATCACTCCCAACAAGTACCGTGCTTCTGCTACTGTATTTGCAGTAAAATCACCTGTAATAATAATTGGCGGTACCACAGTATTTTTATATGTCACAACTGGGAAATTTTGTCCTTGAAAATCTGAGACATTATACTCTGCCCGACCCATTATCACTACAGTAGGAGTATATTGCCAAACCAAACCGTTTGATTTATGCAACGGTTCTAGTAAATAATCAATAGTAGCGCTCGTCCCAGGAGCAGGTGGAGTATCAGAATCTAATTTACCAGTCCAAAAAAGTGATTTTCCGCCATCCTTAGGACGCAACCGGGCGCGCCAATCAGTTTTGGCGACATTTCCTTGTTCTGTTGTAGTTATAGAATCAAGCTGGTTACTAACTGCCCTTAATCGCTGTTCTTGCGCGTTGGTGTAATTAGTAGCAAGGGCTTGAATTTCCGCAGAGCTATTGTGCTGGCCACTGCCAAAGACTCTACGTAAAAGTCCTCCTATCCCGCTTGGTGTTAATGACATATATGATTCTCCTATAGCTCTATTTATCGTTCACCAAAAAATGGGGTTTTAATTACAGATCTTGGGTAAATAGTGATTGACACTTCTTCTTTTGCTGTTATAATAACAGAACCGTTATAAATCGAGAACAATAATAACAATATGATTAAAACACCAAAAGTAAATTACCTAAATAATAAAGATATTTTAAAAGAAATACACAAAAGCAAAATGTCTTTCTGCTATCTGGAAGATGAGAAATACTCCCAACAGGATATCATACTAGATAGTTATGCTGATATATTTAAAGTATGGACTATTAAGCATAGGGCCCAGCACGATGAAAACGGTGATCTAATAGCTGATGCGTGGGTAGAAAATACGTCAAACCTAATCATTGCTAAAGAAAATCAAGCGAAGCGTTTTAAAGATGCAGGATACGCAGAGGCTATGGTTAAATTCAATGCTGGTGATGTAGAAACTAAGCCGAGACAAAAAGATTCATACGTTGATCCTGCTACGATAAAGGATAGCGATGTGGTATTTAGGGTAATGACGTTCGATCATATACCCGAAGAGGAAGGGAGGAAGAAAAATCCCAAGAATGTCTCAGAGACCAAAGCAAAGGTAAATTTCCCCCCATTTAAACATTATGCCATTGACGCTGATTCCGGTGAAATCTGTGAAGTCGCCAGAAGTCACTGGAAAGGTGACATCAACACTGGTCACTTCTCTGTCGTCCATAGTAAAATCACGTTTAAGCTCGGATCAATGTTCCTAAAATTGGTCGACAAGTATAGCCACCGTGCTAACTGGCGTGGTTACACTTATGTCGACGAAATGCGTGGTCAGGCGCTGGTTCAATTATCGTATATCGGTTTACAGTTTAACGAAGACAAATCAGATAATCTGTTTGCTTACTATACCGCAGTTATAACAAATAGTTTTAGAAAAGTATTGTTAATTGAGAAGAAGAATCAAGGAATTCGAGATGATATTTTAATAGACCAAGGCCACTTACCCAGTTACACAAGGCAGCTACAGCATGACGAAGAGATTCGTAATATGCGATCAGAAGCTGAGGAAAGTGAGGACGTATAATGGATAATCTATTTAAAAAGGCAGCATGTTTTACGGATCTGCACTTAGGCTTGCGCCAGAATAGTCGGTTACATTTAGATGATTGCGATAGATTTGTTACTTGGTTTATTGATGAAGCAAAGGTGCGCGGTTGCGAAACGTGTATCTTTTTAGGTGATTGGCAACATCACAGATCGTCTATTAACGTAGCAACAATGAACGAAAGCATTAAACAACTGAAGCGGCTGAATGATTCTTTTGAAAAGGTTTATTTTATTACAGGCAACCACGATCTTTTTTATCGTGATAGGCGTGATTTGAACTCCGTCGAGTATGCTCGTGATTTACCTAACGTAGTGATAGTAGATGAACATTTTGTAGAAAAGAATGTCGCTATTCTTCCTTGGTTGGTTGGTGACGAACACAAAAAGGTCCACAAATATAAGGTAAAATATATTTTCGGGCACATGGAAATCCCTTTCTTTAAAATGAACGCTATGGTTGAAATGCCAGATCACGACGGTATTCAAGAAGCAGACCTTTCACATGCTGATTTTGCATTTAGTGGACACTTTCATAAAAGACAGCGTAGAGAAAATATATTTTATATCGGAAACGCCTTCCCACATAATTATGCTGATGCTGGCGACAATGATAGAGGGGCAATGTTTTTAGAGTGGGGAGGGGAGCCTGAATTGGTTAATTGGACCGAGTGTCCAAAATATATCGTAGTGTCTCTTAAAGATTTAATCACTGACCCTAGTAAATATTTAGACAAATATACATACGCCCGTGTCAAAATAGACATACCTATTTCATACGAAGAAGCTACTTTCATAAAAGAAACGTTTTCATTACAGTACAACGTAAGAGAACTACAGTTGATTACTATAAAAGAGGAGACTGAATATGAAGGTGGTAATATTACGTTCGAAAGTGTTGACCAAATTGTAGTATCGCAACTGTCTACACTTGAATCCGGTGTTATAAAGAAAGAACGATTAATATCGCTTTATAACGATCTAATAATTTAAAAGGAAAATATTATTTTAAACATAAAAGCAGTCTCGGCAAAAAATTTCATGTCTGTTGGAAACAACACGCAAGCTGTTAATTTTGACGGAGCTCAATTAACCCTCGTCTTAGGAAATAATTTGGATCTTGGTGGCGACGGTTCTAGGAACGGTGTGGGCAAAACAACCATCATCAATGCCCTTAGTTTCGCGCTTTATGGTGTTGCGTTAACTAATATCAAGAAAGATAACCTGATTAACAAAACCAACGGCAAACAAATGATGACCACTGTTGACTTTGAGGTCGATGGTATCGAGTATCGCATCGAGCGTGGTCGACGCCCTGCTATTTTAAGATTTTTTGTGGACGGTATGGATATTGGTGCTCAAGAGCAACAAGGTGAAAATGCTGAAACACAAAAAGAAATCGAAAAAGTAATCGGTTTCCCTCATAATATGTTCAAGCATTTAGTTGCCCTTAATACTTACAGTGAACCATTTTTAAGTATGCGCCCTGGTGATCAGCGAGATATGATCGAGCAACTGCTTGGTATTACTGATCTAAGTAAAAAGGCCGACGTATTGAAGGAGTTAGTTAAGGCAAATAAGGAACGTATTAAAGAAGAAGAAATTCGTATTAAAGCCGTAGGGGATAGTAATGCACGTATTAATACGAATATTGACGAGCTTTGTCGTAGAAGCAAGCTTTGGGAAAAAACAAAACAAGACAAATTAGATGAATTTTCCGAGGCTATTGAGCTTTTAGAAAAATTCGATATCGACGATGAGGTTGAAAAACATCGTGTTGCGTCGTTAGCTAAAGAAACAAATACTAAAATAAAAAACAGGGCAACGGAGCTAGAACGATACCTTTCTAGGATTCCTAGATCAGAGAAAAAAATAGAAGGATTAAAATCTGATTTGGCTGATGCTGAAGCTGGTAAATGCCCTGCTTGTGGTCAAGGGACAGTGCATCTTGATACCCATGAAGAATATACTAAAACAATTAAAGAAAATATTATCGAGGAAGAGACATACCTTGCTGATTTAGAAGATGGTACGGTTACTGCCCAGCAGCATCTTGTTGAATATGGAGAAGTGCAAATTGTGCCTAAAACAGTTTATGGTTCAATAGAGGATGCTTTGGCGCACAAACATAACCTCGATAAACTATGTGGTCAATTTCAAGACAAATATGCTGATCAAAATACTTACGATGAACAGATCGAAGTGCTAAAAGAAACTGGGTTAGAAGAAATTAATTTCGATTACATGAATGAGCTAGACGACGCAAGGGAGCACCAAGACTGCCTATATAAACTGCTAACAGATAAAGGTAGTTTTATTCGTAAGAGGATCATTGATCAAAATATTGCTTATTTAAATCACAGGCTTGCTTATTATTTAGAAAAGCTTGGATTACCGCACGAAGTAAAATTTAGTAATGAGCTACAGGTAGAAATTACAGAATACGGTAGAGAATTAGATTTTGATAATTTATCTCGCGGAGAACGGAATCGTCTTATATTAGGGCTTAGTTGGTCATTCCGTGATTTATACGAAAGTTTAAATCGTCCTATGAACTTAATGTGTATTGACGAGCTTATCGATTCAGGATTAGACCAAACTGGGGTAGAGGCGGCGATGGGTATTTTAAAGAAAATGTCTAGGGATCAAGGAAAATCGATATTCTTGGTATCACATAGAGAAGAATTAATTGGGCGTGTTCCTAATGTTTTAACTGTCACCAAAACTGGTGGATTTACAGAATACAGCACCGATGTTGAATACATATCATAATTATTTGTAATATTCAATATCTACACTGTATTTGGTAAATAATTTTTCTAAGCCCTTGGTTAAGTATCCGTTTTTTGGATAATCAGGAACTTTCTGTTTTCCATTAATAACTTTAACCAAGGTATTATAACAAGATTTTTTAATCTTTAATTTTCGAGGTGATTCTGATGGATGAATATATATTTGCTCGCATGGTGGATTTTCTAAGTAATCGGCAAGGTTACGTAAATATGTTGGTAAATCAGCATCAGTATATCCTAATCCTGTTCTTTTCCAATTATTTGTAATCTTTCCTTCGATTGCATTTGCGAATTTATGAATCGCACCCCTTACTAATCCATCACCATTTGGTCCTGCAGGATCAGATTTTAATTTATGCTTGTGGTCAAGAGCCATATCTTCAGGAGGAAATGGTAATCCCAGTAGCGGACAAATACCATTTTGCTCCTTATGTAATTTTTCCTTCAGACCCCTAATGTCTTTAGTTTTTAACTGAATTAAAATTTTCGGTTGACAATCATCATTTTCCATTTTCTTGCTCCTAATGTTTGCCCTTTCTGCCCTGCAGAGCAAGA